AAAGTTCTCATTGTATTTAGCAACTTCTCTCTCAAGAATGTTCACATCATAATATCTTTTATTGCGATTTTCCATATTTCCTTGAAGGAAAATCCCCTCAATGAAGTAATTTTTAGAACCTGTTTCCTTCGATTCTTCACAAATTACAGCAATTTCTTCAATTGCCTCTGAAATAAGTTTCATTATTCTTCTTCCTCTTCTGTTTGTGGATTAAACCAAGATTGTGCAATTTCAATTCTCTTATCGGCAATTGCGTCAATAGATTTTTCATTCATCGCAGCAGCAACATAATCCATCACATCAACTTTATTATCGTTGAATAACGCATCTACAATATTGTAAGCATGATCTGACATAAAATATCCTCTATAATAAACTATTTATTAAAAAATTAAAACTCACCACGTTTGTAATCAGCTTCATCTGGACCAGGAGGTAGTTGTTCTTCCATAGGAACTTGCCCAGGAGCACCACCCTGCATCATTGGATCATTCATCATTGCTGGATCTGGGATAATACCATTCGCAATTTCTTGTTCTATCTGCTGATCAATTTCTCCAATTTCCGTCTCAGTTTGCTTAAGAATTTGACGACGAATATAATCAACGGAGAAATATTTACCAAGGAAAGGATCCATTTGTGAAACTAATCCAAGTCTTTCGTTGAGCATTTCATTTTCTTTGAGTTCAGCAAAATGATTATCTGCAACGTAACTAAATTGGATATGCTCCTTCATCTGATCCCAATCGTCCAGGGAACAGACTCCTTTTAATACGCATTGTGTCTTAAGAAGATCTAGGAACAAGTCACTAAACTTTTTGCGGAGACGAGTAATAAATTTTTGGAATTTAATTTCATCACGATTAATCTCTGCAGATCTTCCAATGTTGAAAGTGTTCTCCGATTCCAAACGTGACTCGGGAACATTTAGGGATCTGTATAATTTTCTTTGGAAGTATTTGACATCCTCCAGTTCACCCAAATTCTGCCCACCAGGGAGAGTAGTAATTTCCGTTCCTCTACCACCCTCACGACGAGGAAGCCAAAAGTCCTCAAGCATCGACATAAATTTGCGATCATCTTTGATCTCTCCAGTACTAGCATCGTAAACTAACTTATTACGATAACGTGACATCACTTCACGTAAATATTGTTCTGCTTTTTGCTTAGGTAGATTGCCTACATCGATATAAAAGATTCTTCTTTCTGGAGCACGAGACAAACGATAGATAACAAGTGAGTCCTCAATCATGCGGAGTTGGTTGAGTGCCTTAATTGCTTTGTGCATGTGTGACAGAACCATGTTTCGGTTCATGTCTAACAGACCAGAGTGTGCATAACAAATAGCATCATTAGAAACTTTGATGCCAGTAGTATCGTAACCACGAAGACCCTTGTTGTTGTAGACATAGTATTCCACCGATTTACGACTGATTGCTTCATCGGTGATACTACCTGGTACAGAACGTTCTTTTTGTTCTTCAAACTCAATAACTTTACGGATTTTACGAGGATCAATAAATCTTAGTTCTAAAATTCCTTCTTTTGGGTTCTGTAAATCTACTACTTTATGATAAAATAATTTTCCATCAATATACCAACGACGGAAAATGTCATAAGATTTCTTATCAAAATCCAAAAGTTCTAAAACATTATGAAATTCTTCTCTTATTCTTCTTTTTAATGAATCTGAAACTTTTAAATTTGAAAGTTCAACTTCTACTGGAACGTCATCCATTCCACCGTTAATTGCTTCATTAACAATATCATCAATTGCAGAATCACATTCAGGATGAAGAGACATGTCACGATAACGCATGACAAGTTCCCATTCATTTTTAACATAACCATCGATGTCTACATACTGACCAAAATAGCCACCTCCAACAATAGGGGTGGCTGCATCATCAGATTGGGGTTGGACAAAGGAGGGTCCCTTAGGACCTTTCTTTGCCCTCTCCAAACTATATCCAAATAGACGAGATTGCTGCTGCGTCATAATCTAAAGAAACTCCAGTTCTACTGGATTATTTATGCAAAAAGAAATTAGGTTCTGGCACCAGAATCTAGATTCTCTGCTTCACTGTCAGTCTTTTGGGTCCAGTATTGAACTTGGAACTCAACAGTATACTCTTCGATAGCATCGTTGGATTCCCATGCAAGGTCAATTGCACTTACGTTTGTTGGGAAAATATCAACGAATTCGTAAGAACGAAGAATGTCACCCTGTCTACCTAACTGTCTTACAGTTGCTTTAGCATAATAGTCACTGATTTTAGCAAAGTCCGAATAGTTCTCATTTTGATATTGGATCTTGGAAATCCAAAGTTCAAAGTAAGAACGTAGTTGGAACTTAGCATCATTCATGACGGTAACAGTCCATGGTTCGTAGGTACGATCACCTGCGATTTTCAGAGTACGACCTCTGAAAGGAACTTCAATAACACCAACTGTGGAAGCAGGTAGGTTTGCTGCCTTGACCAGAACTAATGATTTCTTTTTGAGATCACTGCTGGACGCACCCTGATTCGTTGAACCAGTAATAGCAGTAGGGAAATTTAATTCCACTTGGAATAGATTAGGACGAGCAAAATCCGAATTTACATATGACTTAAATGTATCAATACTTGCTCTAGACTTACTTGCCATTTTGAATAGTCTCCTTTTAGTTTAAGTATTTATAATCAGCTGACGATTTCAGCAAAGGTTGTGCCAGTTCTGGTAGCAACAAATGTTAGGGTGATGTAGTTGATGGAACGTGTTGGCTTCACGTAAATTTCAGCATAGAATTCACCACGATCAATTGCTTCTGGTGGGTTATTTGTAGAATCACAAACAACTAAGAAATCAATGATACCTCTGCGACCTTGTACTTGACGGAGATATGGTTCAATGATATTTCTAAAGGATGAACGAGTAATTTCATCATTTAGTTCAAAGAGTTGCTGCTTGGCAGCATCTGAGATTGTTCTCTCAATTGCAAGGAACAAACGACGAACGTTGATTCTATCGAATGCTGACTGATAACCAAGTGCAGTCTTATCACCAAAGAGAACAATACCTTGACCTGGGAAATTAACGACTGGGTTAATTCTGTTAGCATATAGTTTGTCTCTTTGATCTTTCAGTGGTGAGTATGCTAGTTTAATAGCATTCTTGAGTGCACCTCTGTTTAGACCTGCTGGTGAGAACCATGGTTCTTGATTTACTGTGGTCTGTAAGCAAAGACCAGCAATATCAGCATTACATGGAATGTAACGATAAGTATCATTATACTTGTCGTAAATATACTTGTAGTTGCTATCAAACACAGTGTATGAAGAAGACTGTAGTAGGCTATAGAATACTACGGATCTGTCAACAATGACATTTGGATCAACTTGTCCTACAACATCTCCTCTAATTGGTGAGATGAATGCGATACAATCCTTACGGGTATTTGCAATATCAATTAATTTTTGTGCCTTTGCAACACTATCTTGGAATGATCCGAATGAAGGACCCATGATTAGATAGTCAACCTTAACGGTTTCTTGGTCCGCAACTAGATCATATGCACCAAGAACTTGATCTCTGGAGAGAGTATAACCATCTTCTCCACCTTGTAAGGTGTATGAAATTGTGGAATTATTCTTGGTTGCAACTAGATCTTCATTTAGTAGATTCTTGAAAGCTACTGATGACTTGAAGAGGTCGAAACTTCTATTTAAACCACTTGAACCAATGTCACCAATTTTTGTTGCATCTACATCATAAATTTCATTTTGCTCATGTGAACCCCAATATAGATATTGTGAGTTGGCTTTGAGGACATCTCTGTAATAGTTATTTTCCCCTTGTGGTCCTTTAGCATTGCTTGCTTTTGAGATGAATAGGAATTTCTCTAAAACTGAACCAGGGGTTCCAGTGATCTTACCATCTGCATCGAGAACAAGCATGTGCATTTCATCATTCTTTCCACCTCTTTCATTAATGAATTGAGATGTAGTTGGACGTGGTGCAATGTTGATCCACTTTTGACCATCACCAAATTCACGATCTTCATATTCTGCTCTTACACCAAGGATGATAACAGTTCTTGCTGCTCCCACAGTAGGTGAATCTGATACGTTTTGGTTAACCTGGAACAATGCCGAACTGGTTGCGTGAGTATAAACTCTTCTTTCTACTCCAACAATAGTACCAGTAGCTCCTCCAGGTCCAGTTAGGGTTTGTCCGTTTTGGAAGTATGTTGTTGAAGAACCAACTGTTACCTCTAGAATTCTTCTGCCTGGATCCCAAGCAACTACAGTTGCAGCAACTGCACCAGAAGCAGCAGTAACAGCAGCACCAGCTACGAATGTTCCAGCAAGACCAACAGAATCTAACTTTACGAGCACTGAATAGTGGTATACTTTAGCAGAAACGTTTGCAGGGCTATACTGAATACTTGCTCCTGCTGGGAATGACCATTCAACTCCAGATGAAGGAGATGCAACGGTTAGTACTTGATCAGCACCAGCATCTGTCATAAGAATCTTAAGTGAATTCCCATAAGTTCCAGGAGTACGTGCTGCCCATACCCATGGGTTTGCTGCAGATTCTACAGTTGTTTCGTAGAAGTTTAGGTTCTTGATTAGTGGTGGGGTAATACCAGTAACGTTGGTTTCGTTTAAGTTAGTAGCATCAATAGTAACAACAAGTTTTGTAACATCAGCACCATCAGCATGTGCTGCAGCAGTTGTTCCAAATTGAGCTCTAGATACTGTTAGGTTATTTGCAGTAATAGCAGTTACCTGAAGAATTTCATTTCCAATAATAATGTAACCGTTAACAGCAATGTTTAAGTTAGGTGCAGTAGTTACTGTTAGGGTTGTATCAGATGCAGTGAAAACTCCACCTTCGTTAATTGTTGTTTGATTGGCAGTAATTGGTTCCAATAAACTAATTGGTCTTCCAGCAACGTGAGATGCAGCAGATGTTGAAAGTGCCCCTCTAACTACGGTGACATCGTTACCACTTACTGCAGTAACAGTCATGAGTTCACTATCGATTCTAATGTGATCACCAACACTGAAGTTAGTTGATGATACTACACTAACTACTGTATCGGATGCAGATAGGTTTGCACTAACAACGGTTGCTTTATCAATAGCATTTCTTAGTGATGCACTATTTGCACGAATAACTTTTAGTGATCCACCATAAAGCATAAATTGAGATGCTGAGTACCAAAACTCATAGTTTTGATCGTTTGGTTTGCCGAATACTTGAAGTAATTGCTTTTCTGATAAGATGTCTACAACTTCCTCAACAGGTCCTTTTTCAAATGAACCTGCAATAACTCCAATGTTGTCAACAACTGTATTGGCAACTGTAGTAAGGTCTCTCTCGACGACCACTACTCCAGGTGATAGCTGAGTAGATGCCATTTGTTATTCTCCTTAGAATATCATTTTGTGTCTATGAATATTTATAATTTAGGAAGTTTCAAATGGGGAAACTTTGCGTGAACTACCAATCTGGATATGTCCAATATGTTTGTTTGTCTGATTTTCTACTAGACATGATTCTTTTTACAGTGCATTGCTTGCACTCATACGAATATGCAGAAGGGTATGGACCTCTATCTTTATGTGTTTTATAAAAATCGTCCAATAAATTTTTCACCTTTCCACACACTCTGCATTTTCTCTGAGTGAATAATATATGCTCTAGTTCTATCTGATCATCAAAATCCATTAACGGAATTCCCACATAAATGCTTTGTCTCCATATTCATCAACATGCCAACGATCCCCTTCAGAATCAACAAAACTTTCACCACCACCTAATCCATCATCCATGAATCCAAAGGGTGCCATGTCTGCTTCAATTGCCTCTCTCTGTTCCTCATAGATTCTTTGTCGAACGTCATTGTCATGAAGTTCCTTAAAGAATGGTTGCATTGCCAACCAAGCAAAGATGACCAAAGACATTGCTAAGTCATCATTACAACCCTCTTCTGCCTGAAAACTATTTTGTTTCTGAATAAAAGTAGTTAATTCACTGATAGTATCATAGTCTTTAATTAATAACTTATCTTCTTCGATAAGTGCTTTTAAGTTGGAGCACCCAACTTTTTTAACTGCCATAGTCATTCTCACACCAAGGGATGCTTTCTTGCCCGAGAATCCAGTGCCCACAATTTGTCCAGCTCTTCCCCTCATAGAACACATGAGTAGGTTGTCATATTCTAAATCATATTGCAAAATATCAGCAACCTGTGCACCAATATCATTTACCTCAATTAAAATATGACATTTATTATATGCCTTTGCTACCTGATTAATGATATTGGGTAAAATAATAGGTTTAATCTCATTGTCTTTAAATTTGGCAACAAGTTTGTATGGAATAGTAGTAGTATCCATCACTGTAAATGCTGAGTAATCATTGTTTGTACCACGAGATACATCAACAGTCATTACATATTGGTGGTCACTAATTGGATCTTCAAAAATATCTAGTCTACCATTTTGTTTAATGGGATCTTCATAAACCATATTCCTTAATTTTGCAGGATTGATTAGAGTATCAACCGATCCCAGAAACTCACACTCAAATTCTTGAGTAAACTGTCTCTGAGAAGTGTTTGCAATTGTTTGTTCTTTCCATGCAGCATCACGACCAGGAACCTGAGACCAATGAACTTCTAGAGGGATATAACTATTCTTCTGCCTTTCAGCATCATGCCAAAGTTTATAGAACATGTTCATTCCGTTTGGTGTCGAAATGATAATTACCTTGGTTGTTTTACCAGATGAAATCGTAGGATATACAGAAGAGAAGAACTGCTCTGCAATATTATTTGGAATGAACGCAAACTCGTCTAGGAAGATGATATTAAACGAGTTCCCTCGAACTGCACTAGATGACGTGGATGCAGCAATAATCTTAGAACCGTTTTCTAATTCTAAGGATCCCTTGTTCCAGGATACAATACCATGTTGCATCCACTTGGGTAAATTTTCATATGATAGTTGTAAACGAGACAAAAGTTCTCTTGACGTTTCTGCCTTGTTTGCTAGAATAGCAATCTTAACATTGTCATTGAACAATGCATAGTGCATCAGATAGGAAACACATGTTGTTGATTTTCCTGTCTGACGTGGGAGTTTTGCAATGTTAAATCTATTCTCGTGAAAATTTTTAATAAGTTGCTCTTGGAAATCCCATACATTAAATGGAACAAGACCTTCATCCAAGGAAACAATCTTTACATAATTTTTGGCAAAATAAAGTGGATCATCTGAACATTTAATATATTCTGCAACTTGCTCAGCAGTAAACTCTTGCTTTACATTTGCTTTTTTGAGATTAGGATTACCTAAATAAACTTCATCGTTTGGCATCATCTTTTGGTTCGGGCATCAATGTATTTAAACTATTTAACCTACTTGCCCATGTGATTCCACTTGTTGAACCCCTACAAGGATTTATACAAGTATCATCACCATATTTATTGCATACTAAACCAGCAAGATCATGTGGATCACCTTCTTTACCCGTTCCAGACCAATAGTGTTGATTGTTGATCCAGGTAGCTCCACATTTGGGGCAAATTTTAGAGTGCATATATTTTAAATTAATTTGCGGTGTTAGTATTTATGAAAAATTGTAACACCATGCACTTAAATTACTTCTTCCGTTTGGATTCCAACACTGAAAAATCTTTTTTCTTAGTACCACCATCATATTCCCAAGCATAACCTTCAACAATCATCTGGTCGTTGACTGATATTTCTTCACCGTTGATATACAGGTGTCCGATGATACGACCATACTTCTCTGTGCTATCTGGAAGTTCAGTCTTGATTAAAATATCTCTAGCAAACCTCAATTTTTCTTTGAGCCATTCTTTCGATTCGAGTCCGAGTTTCTTTTCGTATTC